TTAGTGACACGCAATTTTCAACCAGACAGATTTATTCTTGTCCGGTCTTAATTCCTTATTTGGGTTAAGAGCCAAATAAAAACACTTATTAAAAAGCACCATGGATTGACTTTCATAATATGCCTTTTTATCCCATGTTCCTGAATAAGACATGACCGCAAGAGCATACAGATCAAGCGGTTCCAGATTGCCCTGGACAACCGGGACAGAATTATCAAGAACAACCGAAACGGCAAAAACAGAAGGAGATAAAGAAAGAGAAAAGAACAACACATCCAGCAGTAAAAAAGTTAAGAAAAATCTTTTCATAAAACACCCCTGCAGGAAATTATTTTTAAGCGCATCAAAGACACGCAGTAATTCAATTCAATATCCTTTTAGCTATCTTTATATTGTTAGGAATCAAAGGAACGGAACTATTATTTTTAGCAATAACCAAATTACGCAAGCTATCGGAATGAACCTTACCGATTCTTACAATTTCATTATTGTTTTTCTGGATCGTCTTATTGCCACATTCTGATAACAATATAGTGTTACCCTCAGAATCAATGATTTTGCCACTCTGACGGCATCCAGACAATGAAGCAGGGCCGTCTTCCCGTTCTTCTTCCGAAGAAACGGGAAGGACAACCCCGGAAGGTTTGACATGAGCCGGAATAATATTGTCAGAAGTTTTTAAGTCTCGATACTCGACAATATTAGGTTCATTCTTTTTGAAGGCAATAGGGAGACTGCTTACTGCCGCAATAGATGAAGACTCTGTTTTCTTTTTCCCTATACCCAAAATACCGCCGCCAAAAAGTGAACTATGGAAAAGCATATAAAGAGCAAAACAAAGCATAAAAGGAATAACGTAAAAAATAGGTTTCATTAAAACATTGACGGCTTTCTTAATGCCCATTTCCTTGATTTCGTCGGTTACATAAGACTTATAACATGCGAAGATTTTCGGATCGTAAGAATGAACCTTTTTTTGGAAAGGATTACCACTCGTTGTTTCTCCGCAATAAATACCAACTTCATATTTGTTTTTAACAGCCTTACCAAAATAATCGACTTTCCTATAAACATAAGTCCACTGACTTAAGGAACGAACCTGTTTATCAACGCCCTCGATATGGGTTGTAAGCATTACCATGTCAAAACCAAAATGTCTATGACGTTTAGCCCAAGATATGAACTTCATATTTTTTTCACTGTTCCAGTCCCGGTTGCTATAGTAGTCATGGATTTCATCAATAACGATAAGAGCATTGTTTTTGACATGATCCCAAAGCTCAATGATCTGTGTATCTTCAAGAAAAATAAGTTTCTCCGAAAGTTCAAAATCATCAAGGCCAGTAAGGATTTTAATACCTTCACGCGGCGCGGAATCATTAAGACCTTCAATATTCGTCATAACAAAACGGCCCCGCTTTAGATTCTCAATAATGAGTTTTACGCCCTCATAAGTCTTACCGCTTCCCGGTGTACCCATATATGTAATTATCAATTGTCACCTCTTTGTTGATCTAAAACAGCACTTTCCTTGATAGCATCAATCAGGCAGGTTTTTTCGGGAACAGACATAACCGCGACATAATATTGACCAGTATCAATATACGGCAATTTGCATAAAGGACAATAATAGACATCAGTATTGCCCATATTTGAAATAGTTAATTTAGCAGTAAAAGGACAACCGCATTCGGGACACTTTTCAATTGTTGATAAAGGAATACTTTTTCTCATTAGACCCGTGTAAATGCGGCAGGAATTAAATTGAGGACAAAACGAACACCATAGGCCCAAGCAAGCATAGACATACCCATGGGAAAACCAGTCTGATTAATAAGATACGCAACTTTTGGATCAAGGAAACCCCATGCGGCAGATATGTTAACAAGGAAACTGCCGACATCAATAGCGGAAATGATTGCAAGGACAATGCCGAAAAGACCAAGAAGCATTATCTTGAATTGAAGAACAAAAAGATAAAGCATACCATCAAGAAAAAACTTGACGATGTTATAAATGATCGTAACAAAAGAGTTGAGAAAAGAAAGTATACCAGCCATGGTTTACCTACTTAGTATCTGCGCTATATAACGAACCGCGCCGATAATCCAACAACAAACAAGGACACCGATAATAAAAAGTTTTCTCGTTAAATGTTTATTTATTTCCATGTCTTACCTCAGATATATAGCAACGCTTTTTTAATAATTTTATAAACACAGAAACAAATAGCGATAAGAACAAAAGGAGAAATTAAAGCCATAAGATCACTAAAAACAGAAGCCCAGTCAATACCCGGTGGTAACTGGATGAAATCATCTGCATAGTTTTTTGAAGGAAAAAGGAATAAAGATGGAATCAATAAAGCACACCAAAAGCCGATTTTTTGAAGGATGCTGAATATACGATTAACGCAAAGACCAAAAAACCAGAAAGCGATTACAAGGCCAGCACCATAACCAAGAAATGTTATATCAAAATAATTCATTCGTCGTCATCCTCTGAATCAAAATATTTCTCGTTGATACGATCTATTTCACGCGGAGAAGAACCGCCTAAAGCACGTTGTATAACGAACATCCCAGCAACCATAAGCAAAAGGACAATGAGAGCAGAAAAAACAGTGAGCATATCGATTTTAATACCAGCAACGCCCTCCGTCGCAATGTTTACAAAAGTTTGTAATGATGAATCCATTTAAACACACCTCCAAAGGTTAAAGGGAAGCGGGGCGGAACGTCGCCGCCCCTGTAAAGATTTACTTCCCGCAAAAACCGGAAGCCATCAAAGCTGTCCAAAGTTACAAGCCTTGACGGCTTGCAGAGTCCTACAAAAATTACACCTTGCTAATAGCTCTCTTCACAACCTTGTAGCCGGCAAAAGCCAAGGGTATGAGGATAATTATTGCAAGAATCGCAACGGCGGCGGTACTAAGGCCGCTTGCATCAACGGCGGTTACGATAGGATCGTAAACGTTCGTTGCAAAAGCAGATACTACGAAAGAAACGAGCATAGCACAGACTAACAGAAACGCTTGTGATGTTCTTTTAAACAC